CCAAGGGGCAGTGGCAATTGCACACCTCAAAGGGGACGCCCTTGCCAATGCAGTCCTCAAAGCGACCACGAAAGCGATTAGGCGTGCAGTCCTCGCCCACTGTGGCCTCGGGATGCTTGACGAAACAGAAGCCGAAACAATCCCGGGGGCCAGAATGGAACCAGTGGTTCAAGTTTCAACAGAAGCCGCCCCGTCGGTTGCAGCAGTCGTTGAGCAGCCTACCGACGGCATTGCTTTGATGGTGCCCGGGAGTGACGAGCCTTATGCCTATCACGAAACGATGGACGATTGGGCAGACGCTTTCCTAACCATGATTGACAAGATCGCAGCCAACAAGAAGATGGACGCAGGCACCAAGCTATTGAAAATGTCTGACTTTGAGAAGTGCAACTCAAAGAACATTCACGAGCTTGCCCGTAACCACGAGGGCTTGTATCAGGTCTTCAGCAACGGCATTGGCACGGCACGGCGCTCGATAGATGAAGAAGCAAAAAAGTAGCCGAGCCAGTCAACGGCACCCGCTTCAGTCAGTCAGAGTTGATTCTGCGCTACATGGCAAAGGGCCACACTCTGACTGCACTAGAAGCCTTGCAGATGATGGGCGTGTTCAGGCTGGCGGCACGCATTGATGATTTACGTCGTAAAGGTCACAACATTGTGACAGAAGAGGTACAGGAGGGCGGTAAGTCGTTCGCCCGTTATCATTTGGTGAAAGGAGTTTGACATGGCGTTTGAAAGACCACCGGGCACAGGTGCCCTATTTGCACAAAACAAACCTGACGGCAGCAAGGGGCCAGACTGGAAAGGTGAGCTGCTTTTAGATCAGGACTACAAGGCAGGCGATACCCTGAAGATGGCAGGCTGGATTAAGAGTACCGCTAAAGGGCCGCTAATCAGCATTAAAGAGGATACTTGGAAGCCAGACCCTAACTACAAGCAGAATCGGCAGCCAACGCCTTCTAAGAGCTTTGACGACATTGACGGTGACGTACCCTTCTAATGTCTAAACTAGCACGAGATCGGGGGGCTAACTACGAGCGAGAGGTTGCCGCAGCCGTCTTTGATGCTTTGGGCATCAAGATCAAGCGTAACCTCAAGCAGTATCAAGAAGCCGACCACGGCGATCTTGAGCTTGGCCCTTTTCTGATTGAGTGCAAGCGCAGACGTAACATAGCCGTCTACGAATGGATGGAACAAGCTGACAAAGCATGTGACGCAGATCACACCCCAGTCGTAATTTTTAGGGGGGATGGGAAGAAGTCGATGGCCATGTTCCACCTAGAGGACGCATTGAAGTTAATGGGTAATGAATTAACCCCACCTGAGCCAGAGCAGGGAGTTCCCGCAAAAGGAACAGATTAGGACGTTGCCGGGGGGCAGCGATTCTGGCACCCCCCACCTAACTTAGAGAGGATGACATGCCACGCAAAAAGAAAGTAGAACCCGAGTTACCCGAGATCAGAGTGCAGGTTGCTACGCCCATGTACGGCGGCCAATGCACGGGGGTCTATGTCCAATCATTGCTAGAGCTATCAGGGATGCTCACATCGCAAAACATACGCCTGACATGCGCCTTCATGTTCAATGAGAGCTTGATAACACGGGCACGCAATAACCTTGCTGACCAGTTCTTGCAGACCGACAACACCCACCTGTTGTTTATCGACGCTGACATGAAGTTCAGAGCCATTGACATTCTCAACATGATTCTGGCCGACAAGGACATTATTGTGGGTATTTGCCCTAAGAAAGAGATCAACTGGCGCAGCGTCAAAGAGGCAGCCTTGGCAGGGCACGAGAACCTTGGCCGGTTCACGGGTAGCTTTGTCGTGAACCTTAAGGAAAACACCAGCCATATCTCAGTGCCGCAGAACCAGCCCTTTGAGATCGCAGCAGGTGGCACGGGCATCATGCTGATTAAGCGCAAGGTGTTTGAGAAGATGAAGAAGAAGGTGCCGTTCTTCAGGAACGACATGAGCCACTTACCGGGTGGTAAGCCGATCAGCCAATACTTCACCGAGAGCATTTGCCCCAAGACAGGCAGGCTGCTTAGTGAGGATTATCACTTTTGCCATAAGTGGCGAGAACTCAAGGGCAAAGTCTGGGGTGCCCCGTGGTGTAAGATCGGGCACTTTGGCACCTACCTGTTTGAAGGTCAACTAATTGAAGAGCCGGGAGTAAGCAATGGAAAACCAAAGTGATGAAGAGCGTTTCATGCACGAAGTACAAAGTGAGCAAGAATGGGTGCATGACATGCTCTGCACGCCTTGGGCCGCAGAGATCGGCAAAGACGGAGCCATGATGATTATTGATAGAGATGGCGTACCCGTCTTTAAGATTGACTCCCGCAGCCCTGAGTACGCAGCACTAGCGGCTGCCGTCATTGTGGAGCATGTAAACCGTGCGTAAGGAGTTTAGCCAAGCCCTGCATGACGAGAACGACGCCATAGCAAAGGAGGCCGTTAAAGGCTTCTTAGAGGGTATCTGGGGCTATCCTGTCGAAGAAGGCAGCCAGTACGAGGTTGATCTAGTCATCTACGAAGAAGACAAGATTTGCGGCTACGTTGAGGTCGAGCGTCGCCATAACTGGAATACCGAGGTTTTCCCTTTCGATACCCTGCATATCCCTGAGCGCAAGCGCAAGTTCTTTACGCTGGATCAGCCTAGCCTATTGTTTGCCGTGAGTAAAGACTGCAAGTGGGCCGTGTTCGTGCCGGGAGAGATTGTGACGCAGTGCCCCGTGGAGATGCGAGACAACAAGTTTTGCTTTCAAGAGCCGTTCTTCATCGTGCCCATTGAGTACTGCATGCTGGTTGATCTCGAAAAAAAACCCGACGGGGAATGAACACCGCCGGGTCAACCCTGTGACTCAGGGGGAGGAATGACTATTTACGCTTCGCAGTACGTGCAGACTGCTTAAATGCCTTGGCAGTGGGGGCACCCTTGGTACCGGGTTTCCTCATTCTCTCGCCACTACCGGCAGCGATACGTTTACGTTTGGCGTTAATGTTTGAATAGAGTCCACGTTTTACCGACATTTCCATCTCCTTAGCGATGCCCTAGCCCTTGTTGCTGGCCCCTTGGCCTTGGCCACAACGCCACGCATACGGGCACAAAACGACTTCTTGCGGCCTTCGTCCTTCTTAGTTTTAGGGTTGGGGGCAGGTGCCTTTAACTTGCTGCCTGTCTCTCGATTGTACTTGGCACGACCCTTAGCCGTTAAGCCAGCACCCTGCTTGACGGATTGTTTCTCACCCCGTCCAACAGACAAAGAGACACCCTTCTTATCAGCCATTACGCCACCAATCCGTCTTCATACTGTGTTTTACCGTCCTTCGTCATTGCCGTCAAGGTCTGCATCTTAAGATCGTAAGAGTTGTAAGACACATGCACCCACCCGCTATCAGGTATGCCGGGGGTATAAAACTCCAAGATCAACTGCGTGAACTTAAGGTTATCCCTAATCCACTCGGCTAGGTCAGCATTGGCCACACCCGGTATTTCTATGTCGGCTGCCATGCCCTTGCAATGGTCTGATCGGGGGCTGCCACCCACCTTGGCATTGACCAGCGGGTGCCTATAACCACTGTTGACCTTCACGCCTTTACCGTAATGATCTCTTACGGGTTGCAATACTTTCTCGCAAAGAATCTTAAGGTTCTCAAGCTCGGTATCGCCCGGGTGGTTGCCCATGTTAAAACGCAATGCCGTCTCGGATTTAGTCATCTCGGCTAGAGTAAAGTTCTTGGTTAGGTTCATTTGTCCTTGCCTTTCATGTTCATAATCTTTTCGAGGGTACGGCCACCAAAGTAGAAGGACATGATTAACATGCCCCACTGCCCAAGTAGCTCAACGTAGGGGCCGTTGACTTCCAAGTCCCATGCGCTCATAAAGCCAAACACAGTGTAGATCAACAGTATGAAGATCAGCGTCATAGGCCTAATGTTCTTGCTCAACCAGCTATCCGACCTCATGTCGGCCTCGGCACGCTTAGTTAATTCTTGCGCCTCGATGTTGTCAGCATTAAGCTCTGCAAGCCTACCCTCAGCCTGTATCTTGGCAAGCTCGGCCATCGCCTTGTTCTTAGCCTCTGGGTCGGGTAGAACCTTGTCCAGCACCTTTTCCCCGATACTCATAATGGCAGCCAAAGGAATCATTGCTCGCCCTCCTTCTTCAGTGCGTTAGCGGCAGCATAGGCTCCTTTACGTCCCACGATGCCACCTACGGCTCCGATACAGAGCAGCATAATGTCTCGCAGTATGGCTAAGAAAGCCTCGTCAATCGGCGCTATGGACTGCATGTCATGCTCGACAAACATGACGCCCATGATGATTCCAAAGGTGGAGAGCAGCAGAATCGAGGTTAGTGACAGGACAATGATTGCCCACACCCGCACCTCGATCTCTTCCGTAGACCAGCGTTCGTTCATTTTGCGTACCTAAAGATAAAGTCAATTGCCACATACATGAGCAGCAGGCCAATAACCACAATGGCACTGCCGCCGCCATAAAGCTGCACCTTGGCCCAGAACTCGGCCTGCATGTTTTCCTGATCTTGTTTCATCTTAATGCGGTCAGCCCTGATCTTGCGCCGCATCTCTAAGAACTTGCGGTAGCCATCCATGCCACCAAAGCCACCCTCAAGGTTGCAGAAGGCTCCGTAGAGGAACTCGTGCCTAATCTCACGCTCCATCTCGGCTAGCTTATGCTCTGCCTCAAACGCATTGAAGGCTTCTTGAGTGTCGTTGCCGAACTCTAGCTTGCCAAACAGTTTGGGTTTTTGAGGCTTGTTCTTTGCCTCTGTGATGTGCTGCTCTAGTTGATCGGCCAGCCCAACGTATTTACTTAGCTGACTCCAAACGCCTTCAGCCTCCTGAGCGAACTCGGAGGCTTGCTTTATGCCACTCCATACTGCACTGCACGCAGCTAGTATCGTTATTGGGTCGATGATTTGCCCCCATTAAACCAAGCCCCTAGCTTAACAACCGAATGTTACAACCCCTCTCCCGGTGTGACGTACAGCCGAGCATTGTTGTGCGGGGCAATGATCGCAACATACACATGTTTTGTTGCACTGACTTGTGGGCCAGTGAATACCTTTTCCGTGTATGGGGCAATTGCGACTACTGCCGCACTGTTGCCATCAGTAGGAATAACAGGCGTGACGCTATCTGTCTCACCGTATGCAACAAAGACAGGGTCATTTTTGTCTGGGTTGAAGACAAAGTATTGATTGACCGGGCTAACGGCAGTGATAACAGCAACATTACCCGCCACGTTTCCAGTGGAGGCAAAGGCTACCACGCAGTTGCCCATCGGCTGAAAGGCAATGTTGTTGGCCATTAGTAAAACCTCTTCTTAAAACCGACCACGCCCGGGGTGGTGGGCGACTTTTTCTGATCGCCACCGCCAAAGCACATCATAGGCATAAAGCCGCCGACGGGGTTGGTACGGGTGGGTTTGCCCATGCCGTAGGTATCGGCAACGGAGGCTTGACGAATGGGCTTACCGGCGCTGCCCGTGTTCATAGTAGAAGCGTACACCTCAGTCTTCTTGATGCTTACCTTCATCTTTTTTCCTTTCAATGCTAATGCAAGGGATATACACGCACACGGCAAAAAACGCTGCCATAGCCATTCTCTCGTAAGTAGGCTCCAACATCGTCCATACGGCCAATGCAAACGACATGACCATCGACAGGATCGTCAACAACCGCATAGAAACGGTCTGCACCGCCACACGGACGATCTTCAACAACATAGTTTCTTCCATCCTCAATCCCCTTCGTCATCGTTATAAAATCCTTTGCCCCATTCATCGTCGCTAATCTTTTGCTTGATCTGCTCAAGTTTTAGCGCCCGATCTAGGACTTTTGTTTTGTCAGTCAGGCTTGCAGTTTCGTCATTCATCACCTGCTTTAGCAGCGTGGAGACAGCCTCTTCAAGCTCTGGATTTAGCCCCTTAACCCTCTTCATCGTTCCATTTTTCTCCCAGAGCGTTTATCACGCTTCATGCGTGCCAAGACCTCGCCACCATTGCTGGAGCGCACCGGCATCGGCGCACCCTGCTTCAAGTTGCGATCAGGGTTACGCATCTCGTCGTAGTTACGCTCCTTGGGCGATTGCATCTTAGCCTCGCTTGCCTTTACGCATCGACCCTCTTTTTAGGTCTTTAACGATTCGGCTTCGTTCTTCGCTTAAATTCCTCTTGCCCTTAGCAGTGCTTGCCTTTTCCGAATCCACACGGCCAAGCTCTTCAAGTTTGTTCATGCGTGAGGTGTTGCCCTTACCTTTGCCGTACATCATTTTCTGCGTTCCTTTCTGGCTTTACGGGCCGTAGATAGTGCAATGGCAATCGCTTGTTTCTGCGGCTTGCCGCTTTTCATCTCCTTGCGAATGTTACTACTAATCGTCTTTTGGCTAGAACCTTTTTTTAACGGCATATCATTCTCCTGTGATTAGTTCTAAACCGCTTTGTGCTGCGGCACCACCAAGTCGGCCAGCCTCAAATACCAATGCGTTTCTAACCAAGTTTTGAGCCATTGACAGCCTTTGTGCGGCAGCCATAGGCGTAACCAGTATTTCTTGCAATTGGCCTGCAATACGGTCTGTAAAGGGCTTATCAAGAAGTCCAGCCTCGATCATGCGGTCACTAATGTACTTCCACTTCTGGGCTGCGCTCTTGGGACTTTGGGAGGCCATGTCAGCCACCACCTGTGAAACAGCCTCAGCAAATCGCTCTCTACCTTGCGGATTGTCAATAATGACTCTAGCCGCCTCGACAAGCTCGTCATTCTTTTCGGTAGTGACTAAGTCACGAACACGGGCGGCACCCGACTGATCGCCTCTAGTAAGGAGTTCTGCTACACGCTGCCCTTCTTTGCGTGCTGCCTCTGCTTCTTTAGTGAGGGCACCAGCAGCCGTTTCAGCCGTCTTAACCTCAGCCTCACCTGTTTTACGGGCCTGCTCTTCCAGTGCCTTGCGCTGCCGTTCTACAACCTTAGCGGAAGCGCCAATCTGCCGTTCAGTGCCAGCAGTAATGTCGGCAAACTCACGCTCACCTGCGGCAATGGCCTCACCTGCTTTGCGCTCACCAGTACGGGTTAAATCGGATATGGCTGTTTCCCCTGCTTTTTCGGCACGTTGAGCCTCTTTTGCACCGGCTTCTTCTGCTCGTCGAATTTGTTTTGCTGCTTTTGCTGGTTCGCCAGACGGCAAGTTTGGATCAAGCCGAACACCAATGCCTTCAGCTATTGCACGACGACGCTGAGAAGTACGCTCGGCTATGCCTAAACGTCTAGCGCCTGCCATAAGCTCGTCACGCAGCCGTGGGAATGTATCAATCCAGTCCTGTGTCTTACGATCCATCAAGAATCGTTCATAGGCTGGTGCATCAGCATTTCGTAGCGTATTTGCAACATAGCTACGGGCGATAGCTTCAGCACGGTCTTGGCCAATGGTTTCAACAAGCTGCGCTACACCCTGTTGGGAGGCAAACACATTGTCGGCAAGGCTAGCAGGGTCGAACTTAAACTGGGCAAAGTCGGCCTCTTCCCGTCCTGTAATGCGTCTGGACAGATTGTTAGCAAAACGGTTGATAGGCTCGGAATCTGCCTTGTACTTTTCTAAAAAGGCTGCAAACTTAGGAGCAAACTCACGCTGAGTGTTCTCAACCAAGTCAGCAAGACGGCCAGCCTGTTGTTGCCCAATGGCGTCATAGCCCTCAGCAGGCAAGCCAGCCGCACGATCACGCAGACTTCTACGAATGATCTCTAGCTGCTCAAACGATGTACGCATGGGAACTTCGACCACTTGACCGCCCATTTCGCCAAGACGAGTGCCCTGCAATACATCACGGATGGATTTGATCTGGTTGCGTATTGTGCCTTCAGGTACGCCAGCAAGACCCGTTACGGGATTCTTGAGGATGGTATTTAGCTCTTGGACGGCGTTTTGCGCTGCCTTAGTCTGGTTAATGCTTGCGCCTGCCGCTTCTTTTTCAAACGCCTCACCAAAGGCTTCTTGAGCATAAGTCTTGGCATTTTCTGAGCGAGTAGCACGCAACCGATCCAATACGTCGGTAAAGCCCTGCCGTATGTCTTGGCCGATATTGCTGATCTTTTTGGGTTCGCCGACTTGGAACTGGGCGGCCTGCACTCGCTGTTGGCCTGTCGTGCGTAACTGGTCACGCACCTGACGCAACCGACTAATACGTTGCGTGGCTTGGGCCGCAATCTGGTCAGCCTGTGCTTGAGCCTGAGCAATGGCTTGGTCAGCATCAATCCTAGCCACGGCCTGTAACTGAGGCGATTGGTTCTGCACCTGTTGCATGATCTGATTGGCACGCTCTCGGCCAGCAACAACAGCAGCCTGTGCCCTGCTTGCCGCATCTTCTTGCAATCGCATGGCGGCGTTTTCAAACTGGCTTTGCAGTGCAGCAACACGTTGTTGGCTGGTTACGTCCAACTGTCCCGCACGGGCTTGTGCCTGCGAAATCAAATCTTGAGCCTGTCGCTCTAGTGCAGCGGCCTGCGTTTCAGCCTGCGACACTCGGGTTTGAGCGCCACGGGCAAGCATGTCGGCCACTTCTTTTTGCGCTGTAAGAGCGTCTTTGCCCCTACGAATTTCATCAATCTTGCCTTGAATAAAGGCACGTTGCTCGGCAGTTAATGAACCGGGCTGCCCCGCTTCACGCTCCATCATCTGACCAATGGTGGCCATGCGAGACATTCCCGGGACGCCCATAGCGCCAAGACCACGGGCAATGACTGTGCCGCCAGCTCGCCCTAAACCTTGCACTGCTCCCGGGCCAAACGTGCCAGCAAGGAATCGAGTTACTTCGGCTTCACCCGGAGTTGCTCCTTTTGCTTCTGCAATTTGCCCACCAGTCTCACCAAGAGCGCCACCAAGGGCACCATAACCAGCACTAGCTAATCGTTGCCCTTTAAGAAGCTGTCCACCAGCGGCCAGAAATGGCGATAAGGGAGTTGGAACCAAACTTGCGGCAGTCATAATTTCTGGCGCAAAAACACCTGCTACGGCTCCAAAACCAGTCTCCCGGCCTATATCTTTCAACCGTTCAGTAAACGCCTTGCGTGGTTGTGCAGGCTCGGGCTGTGGCTGTGCAGGGCGTGGCACCTCGCCTTGAAGAAAGGCGTCTGGATCAAACTCTTTGCGCTTAGGCTCTGTAGTACCTAAAAAAGCATCGGGGTCAAAAGCCATCTCATTGAACTCCTAAACGCTGTTTGATTTGCGCTGCCCGTGGGTCATTAGGGTTGCTGTTAGCCCAGTTCAAGGCTTCTTGTTGTTCTTGAGACATAGTTTGCGCTGGCTCATTGTCAACAATCGTGCCAAACAAAGCAGGCTGCCGTAGCAATGCTTGCGTAGACTGACTAAGGCTTCGCTGTCCACCGGGAAGAAGTTTAAGAACATCATCAACCGTGTAAGGCAGAATGTTGTCCACTTCGTTTTTAAGGCGCTCAATAATTTGCATTTGTGCGTCATTAGCACCCGTATTTGTCTCAAAAACCTCAAGGCCAATGTCAATCTCTTGTTTAAGGCGTGCAAGGTAGAGCGCCATGTTAATCGCCTTGTCGCCTGCTTTGGGACGCAAAGCATCGAATGATCGAATATTGGCTTGCGTCGTTCCACTTGCCAAGCCTTGCGCTTCGATTCGGGCAAGTGATGCAGCAATCTGCTCACTAAGCTGTTGGAAGGCACGCTCGTCCTCTGACGTCATGTCTCGTGCAGCTAGTGCAATAAGACTGCCAGTAATCGTGGTCGGATCAGACGCAATAATTCCAGACAGGGCTGGCATAGCGGCTGTTTCAGGCGAATCAAGAAGGTTCTTAAAGTCTTGAACCACGCCACGCAATGCAGTAAAGGTACGCAAAGCAAAGCTACGCTCTCGCACACCTGCTTGCGCTGCTTTAGGTGGTGCCTTGCCAATAACGCCGGGGGCACCAATTGTTGCATTGGCTGGATTAAAACCTTGAGCATTTACATCAACCACAAGTGGCGTTGGCTTGCCGTTTTCGTCGGTGCCCTCAATGGTTGTAAGGCGTGGTGCTAAAGATTTGGGTTTGATTCCAGCCTCAAACGCCTTAAGCTCCATCTGTTCGCCAAGTTTTGCCATTTCATTTAAGGCATTACCGTAGCTTCTTAGGTCATTAGCCTTCAAGTGAGCAGCAGCCACACTATCGGAAAGCTCGGGAGCAAAAGCCTTAAGACGTGCTATACCAGCACCACGCTTTGCAGACTCTTCTTTCATGGCCATGTCGTAAACGCTTTTAGCGTTTGCTACTTTGTCTTTGTAAGCCTGTAACTCAGACTCAAACTCTTTGACTGATCGCTCATACAAGTCTTGTTTGCCTGCACGGTAGCCCTCAGTAATGCCCTTCATCGACTGAAGCGCAGCCTGACCACTAAATGAGCCAGCAAAAGCGCCTAATAGTGCCACCAATCCAGCCAACTCAATGCCAGCATCGGGATCAAATTCTTCGACTCGACGTTGCGGAGCCTGCTCCATAACGCCTTGCAACTCTTGTCTTGCCCTGCCCATGCCAGCGGCATAACCTTCTTCTACTCGGGCCTCTTCTTCAACTTGTTGGCGTTTTGCGCCACGTTCTGCTTCAGACTTTTGGCGTGCAGCCTCCGATTCTTGACGCAACATCTCAGGTTGCGCTTCACGCACCATAGAGGCACGGCGACGTGGGCTAGCCTCTTTTGAAACCTGACCTACCAAATTGAGTGGGTCAACAGGGCGATTGAGTGTGCTTGCTAACTCAGCCATTTATCGCACCTCGGGGCGTCGGGTTACGGGTTCTTGCGGCATACCAGACTGCATTTCAGGCTGCGGCTGCCCACCACCGCCCCTTGGCTGACCTGCCGCTGTTCTTACCAAGTCACCCATAATGCTTGCAAGTATCTGTGCAGACTGTGTATCCGTTTGCAACTTGGCACGAATAGCTGCTTCATCGTAAGCATTAGCCAAGTTCAACTGGCGAATGGCGTTGTTGAGATTGGTTTCGGCAATGCCTGCACGCTCTCTTGCTAGGGTGTTCTCAATCATGCCCTGCTGTGTGCCACTGGTTGCACCACGGGTAGAGGCCGCCTGACGCATAGAAGCCCTGCGTGCCTCTTCTTGACGTGCCTGTTGAGGCGTAAGGCCACCTGTAAGGGCCTGTTGGCGCAATGCCTCACCTTGCTCACGCAACGGTTGGCCAAGGCGACGCAATTCATCTGCGGCTGCCCTACCTTCTTGCCTTGCACTTCTAGCAGCTAAAACGGCTGGTAGGCTTGTTGCGCCAGTCGTAAGCAATCGAGAAAGCATGGGGTATTGACTAGAAAAATCACGGTAGCGGGTTTCTAATCCTTGCAAACCCTCGCCTGCGCTTCTAGTAAGCCGATCAAGAATACTAGGCTGCACTTCCTGTGGCGTACGTAAGCCTTGTGCGTACTCTTGCAAACGCATAGTTTCGGCAGGCGATTGTGTCTGAATAGGTTGAAAACTGTCAGCAAAGGCTTGGGGGCCAGCGCCAAATGGCTGAAAGTTTGTCGGAGCTAAACTGCCTTGGCCCGTAAACATAGGTTGTTGGGCTGTAAATCGCTCAAACTGGTCGGGAGCCATGCCTTGTATGTCAGCAGCCTGTGTCTCAGGTGTGAATTGGCCGGGGCCAAAACCAATATCGAGTTGCGAGTAATCAATCGGCTCTTGGTTCATTTCGAAGCCGTAATCCGCACCCGTAAAGTCTTCAGGCTGAAACTCTGGCAAACCTGTCATGGGGTTGATTCGGCCACTGCCACCCGACTCAAGAAGCATTTGCGCTTCTTCTGGTGTAATATGAGCCAACATAGTGTCTGGGCCACGGCCCATTTGACGCAGCATTTCTGCGAGTTCTCGGGCGCTTCCAGTACCGCCCATGCCGGTTAAAGTTTTCATAAGCCTAACGCCCTTCGCAATCGCAATGAACGGCGGTTCCAAACGGCCCTTTGTTCGTCTGGATCACCGCCAAACAGCGGTTCTTTAGCCCCTAGAATACCCGCTAATGCCTCACCTGTCACTCTACTTGCAAAGGGTGCAACAGGTCTAGTATCGGGGGAATCAAATATCGCAACAGGGCGTAACGGCGTGCCTTCTTCCCCGCCGCCAGCGCCCCCTTCACCACCTCCACCGGGGCCAGTTCCTTGTTCACCCGCACCGGGGCCAAAACCCTCAGTACCGGCTCCCGGCCCGGCACCCTCTTCACCGGCTCCCGGGCCTTCGCCACCGCCTACACCGCCAGTGCCAGCACCCTCACGGCTTGGTAATCCCTCACCAAAGCCACCACGGATAAGGTCGCCAATAACTTCGCTACTCGGACGACCACCTTCTTGTCCTTCTTCTTGTTGCAGCGCACCAATTGCACCTACTTGGGTTCCGAGGGATTCAATTTGCTCACGAGACTCTCGTTCGGCACGCTCTAAACCGGCTAATTCTTGCTCTAAAGCAGACTGCAAATCAGGCCCAATAGCGGCTACAAGGTTGGGGGCACGCAGTCTTTCTTGCTGTTCTCGTGCCCTAGCAAGGTTTACTTGGGTTTGTTCGTACTCTTTTTGGGCATCTTGTAGGTTTTTCTCAAGTCTTCCTAGTTCGGCACGCAAAGCCTCTTGAATATCACCCGGTGTAGCACCGCCGGGGGTACCAGCAGCGCCTTCTGCACCTGAAGCGCCCTCTGCACCCTCTGCTCGTGGCCCCGGCTCCAATCGAACGGGTTGTGGCTTTACAAGATCAGCTTTGACTTGCTCAATAGGTTTTGGTGTGAGCTTGAGTTCTGGCGTAACGTCTGGCGATGTGACGGGTGGCATCTGTAAATCCACCGTATACACCTTGTTTGTTATTTTTGAGGCAAGCAATTTAGTTTGAGCTTTGTTCGGAAGCACAATAACAGCGAATGGCTCGCCGTTAACTTTATAAACTTCGTTGTTATTACCGTCCCTGCCAATAAATATAAACTCTGCCGAGGAACCTGTGCCATAACCGCCACCGCCAATGACTGCACGTTTAGTTCCTTCTTGTCCACCAAACTCTCGCAAATCAATAAGTGCGTTGTACTCGCTAAGAAATGCCTGCGGTATGCCAAAACTGCCTGACTGACCACGCATGTCAGGGCGCTCACGGCTTACTACGCTTGTAAATGGCTCGGGCTGGTATTCGTAGAAAATATTGCCAAGGTTGTCTGTAACGATAAAATATTCATAGGGCATACCGTCAAAACGCACACCCTCAACTAATTTACGAGTTTCGGTAACGCCATCAACATCGGCAGTCTGAGTATCGACAACATTTTCGCTAGGCAACGCCTCTGCTTTTAGACGGTCAAACAACTCAAGCGTGTCGGAAAAACCTATTTCATCAGCGCCAGCTACCTGCAAACGATCTGTCTCAGCCCTTCGATCTGGCTCAGGTTCTTGCCCCAAACCGCTTAAACCGGCTTGTATAACAATGCCGGGGCCAGCCGCCTTGAGTGCATCACCCACGTCTTGACCTCTGACAGCAGCGTCCGTAGCAACTTGAGCAACGCCTTTAACTCCATTGAAAACTGTGGCCAAGGCTCGTGGGTTTTGTGTGATATTTGCCTCAACAAAGTCTTTAGCTTTGTTAGCGGCAGCCGTACCTAAACCACGGGCAACAAGGCTAGCACCGAGGGCTGAACCAAAGCCATCACGGTTTTGAGCGTCAGCAACAATACCATCCGCAATAGAGCTAGCAATAATGTCTTGGGCTTGACGTAGTTCTAAGCCAGTCATATCGGCAATTGCCTGCACGTTAGCTTCGCCACCCATAAGCGTATTGGCAATGTCGGGGGCACTTGCAATAGCACCGCCAACGACAAAGCCAGTAATCATGGACTGTTCAACATTGCCGCCAGTAACGCCTGCAATCAAACCACTAACGCCAGAGTTAACAATTGCATTTCCAGTAATTTTAGCGGCGGCAGTGTTTGCTAATTGCTCAGGAAGTACGGAGTTACCAATCTTGGTTGCGTAGTCTGCACTAGCAATCTCGCTACTTATGTAAGTTGTAGCTGCGGCCATAGCCACTTTTTCAGGCTCAATTTTTCCTGTAGTAGCCAATTGACCTAAAGAACTTCCTATGGCGGCACCAGCAGGGCCGCCGTAATAAGCGCCGACAATCGTAGCAACCGGCTCAATAAAAGCCGCTAAATCACGACCTAATAATTGTTGGCCAATGCTTTTAGTTTTTTCATGGACGGGGAAAAGAACGGCTCGGCCTGTGCTGTCAAAATAGATTGAAAGGTTGGCACCGTCTTTAACGCCACCAAGAATATCGCTCCACTTATCGGCACCCGTGTCTCGATCTTTTTTAATCTCGAAAAGGCTTTCGCCCGTGTCTCGGTTAACCACAAACCTGCGGCCACGGTCATCCGTTGTTTCGGTAAGCTGTGCAAGGTTGTCCACACCCTTTTGGGCTAGCTTCTTGGCTGTTTCCGTGTGTATCTTGTCTAAGTCGCTTTGCCTACCGCCGTAGCGTGCTGTTGGGCTGGTTTCAACCACAATCCCATACATGCGTTTTAGTTCATCTGTAAGATTTGCAGTTCTTTCTTCACGGCTAGCAGGGGCAGCAGGTGCTTCGGGTGCCACAGTAGGCACGTTTTGCGGAAGCTCTACCGTTGCCTGCATCAAATCTTCAAACGGCATTTGATTAACAGGCGTGGTAGGCAACGTAATTGTTTCTACCGCCATAGGTGTTCGTGGCGAAACAACAGCAGGTTGTTGCGATGGTGGAAACGGCCCCATATTTAGAACAGGCGAGCTTGCCGCCCGGTTTGCTGATGCTAAAAGGTCGGCAAAACTAAGGTTCTGAATCGCCATACTAGGCTCCTAAGCGTCGAGCAATCTGCTCATGGATTAGCAAGTGCTGCTGAATCCAGTCATAAAAGTCATCCTCTTGGTTCCAATCGCTATCAAGAAGATTAAACGGGTTGTCTAAATCAAGGATCGTGGCAAACGATTGATGCTCAATTTGATGAATGGCAAGCCAATCGTCTAAGTCTTCCACGTCAGCATCAATTAAGGGGAAACGTGGCACCTGAAAACCAAGGTCTTGCAAACGCTCGGCAAAGGACTGGTGCTGGATACCGTTTTCAAAGAGAAACTCATTAAGTCCGTCTGGGTCGCCAAAACGGACTTGAGACAAGGTATCCATGTTGTACCCACTCATTTGTCTGCCTTTTTCCTTAGCTCTTGATAAATGTCCGTAAGCATCTGTTTGACTTCTTTAAAGTCATCTTTTACGTCATCTCTTTGGGCGTAAGTCTTGGGCAACTCTTCTCGCAACTTAGCAAGATCGGTTTTAAGCTCCTTAACGGCAGTCCATAACTCACGGGCAAACCAGCCCAATGCCGTTAAACCAATGCCACCAATAAGATTAAGAAGATCTTGTAAGGCCACATCACACTCCGTAGTAAGGGACTTTTTTGGTTGTACCGTTAATCACAATGGAAACGTAGCCTTCTGGCACCAACGGAAGCTCGTCCGTGGCAAAGGTAGCTGTTGCGGCAGTAGCAAGGTTAGCAAAGACGTTAGCCGTTACCGTGACATTGGCAGCCGTAAGGTTTGCAACTTCAATAACGCCACCCGTAATGTTGACGTTGCTGGCATCCTGTGTAGCTATGGTGCCAAGGCCAGAGACTTCAGCCGTGGTAATAGAAATTGTGACGTTAGAAGCGGCTGTAAGCCTGCCCTGCTGGTCTACGGTAAACGTGGCTACCGTGTTTGCACCACCGTAGTCGTCAGGCGATACGGCAGTATTGGCAAGAAATACGTTGACGTTGGCCTCTAGGTTGCCACCACCGCCCAATCCTGTGCCTGCGGTCACATATACATTGCTTGCGGCAGCATTGACATTGGCAGCAGTCAGTACAACCGTGCCCACCTGCCCGTTTACAGAGCTTACCGAGTCGGTGTTATCGACCTTTTCCCACACACTGCCGTTGAAAATTGCCCAGTCGCCAATCTCCCAATTGGTAATGCCGTCAAGATTCGTGCTTCCAGCAACATTGACAACATAATAGTCGCCTTGCGTGCCCGTTCCAGACGCTAAGGTAGGCGTATTGGTACTCGCATCCCATGTGCCTTTGTAGGTAACAGCGCCTACGCCGCCACCACCTGTTACTGCAAAGCCCCCAAGCGCCTTAAGCATGATGTTCTCCTACAAACCGTCACCCGGCGTGATGTACAAGTCGGCAGTGCCAGAGCTTGTAATCGCCGTGAAGTAAGCATTAGGAACAAACGATAAAATCTCGTCTGTTTGAGGTAATAGTGTAAGCACTGCAGTGCTGTTTGCGCCACTCCCAGTGGGGATTACGCAGTTGGTCGCAGCATCGGCTGAGGCTTGAGCATAAGCCAGCCAACAGGCCGTATTGCTTGATAGGTTAATTACCCTGTACTGGTTTCCACCAAGGGTCGTAGAAGGCACCTGAACGGGCGTAGGAGCCGTTGTATCGGCAACCAGCTTTACCGTCTTGCCAAGGGCTGTAAAGGCGTTAATTCCCATTAGATTACTCCTTCCATTGGCACATAATCAGGGTCATGCGGCAGGCTCACATCAGGAAAGCCCTCGGCACTAGGCAGATCACGCAATGCCTGTCGGTATGTTGCCCATTCCTGATCCATCGCCACGCCTGTCTCAGCCGCACGAATCACACGCCAGTCACAAGCCTCTAAAGCCCTGTCACGAGCCGCACGAACCTGTGCCGACTTGCTTGCAACATCAGCCGCAATTTCTTCTGCGGTTTTATCAGCCACAGAGACAATAAAGGCAAAGCCGTTTTCTACTACAGGATCACAAGGCACAAGTTTCTGCGTGGCTCTGTTGTGTTCTCTGAACAATGAAACCTTAACCGCACCATGAGAGGCTAGGAACGAATCAGAAGGCCCAGAGGCGGGGAAGGATGTATTAGGAAATGCGTCTTTGTAGTGGCTTACTTTGCCGTTAAAGTAGATTTGCATGATTAGTCCTTATAAGTCAGGGAAAGCCGCAGTAGGTGGTGTAAATGTTGTGGTGTAACGGGCCACGCCCTTGGTAATACGGAGGTCGTCTATGAAGCCATCCCAATGAGAAGAAGCATTATTTCCTCTATCTGTTCCAACTCGCAAAACAACCGTTTGATTAAAGTTACTACTTACCGTTCCAATTCCGTCATTTACACCATTTATGTAAAGTTTAGTTTGGTTTGATCCTGTGCCTTCTCGCACTACAGCAACATGAGTCCATACACCAGTTGAAACAGAAGCAGACGACCTAATAAAATCGCTTGCGTTATACGCAAACTCTAATTTATCGGCATTTAACCAAAACAACCACCCATCAGTTGCCCCCGTTCCTTTTTGAACAATACCTTTGTTATTAGTAGAGTCTGGATATATCCATGCCTCTATCGTGAACGGCCCTGTACCAAGTTGGTTGTCTACAGAATTAGGAACAACCAAATAATCCCCAGTCCCATCAAACTCCATAGACCCAGTACCGTACTTCTTAGTGGTCGTATCTATCTGAGCATTGCCGACTGTCTCTAGGTTGTTCTTGCCTGTGTTGTCGAATATGCCAGCGTTGGTGAAGTTTAGAAGGAGTTTTGTATTGGTTACCGCAGTAAGCGGTGCGGTTGGTGGAGTGAACGCAGAAGGGTAGGTGTCTGTTCCGTTAACTACCCTTAAATCTGACATATAGCCAGTCAATGCGTATGCAGTTGCGTTAAGCGGAGTTCCACCTATGCCAACAGTTGATGCCGCCCCTGTTGTAAGAGAACCTAATGCCGCAGTTCCACCAGATACGCCATTAACATAAACACGAATGGTTGATCCGTCTGAACTCCAAGCAATATGATTCCATTGACCTTGGATGGGGCCAATAGATGACGCTAGAACAATTCCACTTGTGGTTAAGAAATAGGGGTTATATGGTGAAGAGTTATCAACCCAAAAGAAATAATTTGAAAATGTTGCCGCAGTTCTTGTTTCTAAAAAAGTGCAACCTGTTGTAAGGTTTGTTGGGTAAATCCACCCCTCAACACTAAACGCTCCGCTGAATGTGAAGTCTGATCCGTTTGGAACTGTTAGATTGTCACCGTTGCCATCAAAATACCCACTCCCGCCATTCACACTCGCAGAATAAGCCGCAGATGGCGCAAAGGGGCTGAAGGGTTGGACGGATACATCACCAGTAGGCGTGATCGCCTTAGCCGTTGTTGCGGTATTAGCATCAACAAAACGGTTGGAGTAGCAAGTAAGAAGTTTTTGGTTAGTTGTAGATGGGCTTAATGGTGTTGTACTTGGGGTAAATCCAGATGTATAGATTGCAGAACCAATTACAACACTTAAATTTGACAAATAACCATTGAGAGTAGTAGCGACTGAGTTTGCATTTGATCTAGCACCAATTCTAAAATCATCACCGTCTGATAAATCTGCCGTATAGGTTGCTGAATCTTCTTCTACCCCGTTTGCAAAAATACGCAAAGTACCAGATGATCTAGTAATTGCATAATGCGTCCAAACATTCGCTTGAATCGGAGCCTCAACTCTGGTTGCGGCATTATGATAAAAACGCATTGTAAACGGCCCAGAGTTAGGTAATGAAATCATCCACCCAACATTATTATCGTCTCTAGTATCTACTACTATTGACCCACTATTCCAATATATCCAAAACTGAATACAAAAATCACCTGTACTTAAATCTTTAAGTGTGGAGTCTGTATCTAAATAATCATTAGTACCATCAAAATAATTACTCCACTGCCCTGCCGCTAAACTGAACGGGCTAAATGTACCCTGCGTGGTATTGCCGTTACGAGTGATGGTGAAGTTGTTTGTAGACGAGTCTAGGAAGGTGTTGTTCTGTGCGCCATTGGTTCCGTCACCGTGTAAGAGTAGGACGGTTTGGTTAAAGTTGGGGTCGGTAGCAAGCCCACCGCCTTGGCCTGCCGCACCCATCATTGCCTGAACGATGTTATCCATTACTTTGAGTCCGTTGAGCTAACCATTCCATGCCACGTCGTACCAGCGTCATACGACACGAATACCAATATATCGAGGCCATTGGCCGTTAACGAAGGCGCTACACCACCGGCCCAATCCACGTTTGTCCACGTCTGCGTATCTGCACCACCATTGCTAAGGGCTAACACCACACCACTCAAGGTATTGGCAGGCGAGGCATTAGCAAACGTCCATGTTGCATTGGCGTTGGTCGTGGCACTGTAGAAGTTGGCAACAGCAAGGTCAATTGTCACATTGCCACTGGTAACGCCTAATGCGCTTCCCTCAACGCTGTAGTACTTGAGCTTAGGTTGGGTAGCCAGATTGCCTACAAAGTCCACAGAGACATTTGTAAGGGCTGAATTGGCTACGTTTAGCCCATCGCTTGTGCCCGTGGTAATCGTGACGTTGGACACGCTAATGTTGTCAAGACTGCCGCCAGTGACTTGCACGTTGGCAAGCGTTTCAACGCCGTTGGCAATGCCGTTAATAGCGTTTGATAGCGTGCCAAAGTTGGCATCTAACTGGGAAAGTGGGATAGAAGCCGTAGCACCGGCAAACGTATTAGGAACAACGACAGGTAGTGCCATTTTAGAACCTCGCTCTTAGTTCATGTTCAAGTTGGAAGCCATTGATCGTGAATGGCGTGGTGTTGCCCGTCACGGTTAGCCCAAGATATTTACCGTACATTTTCGCATCGGATTTGTATAAAAAATAGCCACTGGTTACAGAGCCGCCTTGCCCCGTCCAGCCAATCTGAATATTGCTATTGTTAATCCACGGTATGACTGTATTGCTATTGTTAGTCCAAAAAATAGTGTTGGAAAAATCAATGGCAGGCGATTGCTGGTTTTCCGAGTCAATAAAGGCTTGCAAGGAGGCAAAGCCCGTTCCAAGGGTTGCTTCAATGCCCACCTTAAGGGCTTGCTTATCCCGTATGGGGTCGCCCATTGGCCACAATGCCGTTTCTAGCTCCCAGTCAATGCCCGTGGTGGAGTTGGAGTAGAACTTTACAAAGTCTGTGCCCGTGGTGCCGTACATGAGGATGTTGCCGTCAAGCGTGGCCGAGGCGGTAAAGGTAATGTTGTCGCCTTGACTAGTTATAAACCACTTGCGGTCAAAGAAAACAAGCTGCACCTTGCGTGGCGTGCCTGCATCGTTGTAGGTAAACGTCCAAGCAGCGCACAGAATGTTGTTAATAAGGACTTGACCAGCCGTAATGGGCTTCGTAAAGTCAATGTCCGTGAATATATCGTCGATGGAATCGCTAATTTTGGTGGTGGTTGCACCCACAAGAGCGTACACACCGTAGCGATTGAGAAACAACATGCTTCGGAAGTACGGAAAAATGGCGTACTTAAAGCCCGATCCAATGCTTGCCGACACGTTGGTGTTGGTAAATAGGGTTTCCCCTGTGACGCTGTTGACCCGAACGTCGGAAAAGACGTTGATTGAGTCTTCGCCAAAGATGTAAAGGAAGTTGTTTGCCGCAATAATCGTGGCAATGTTGGTTCTAAGCGTGCTGTCGGTAAGCGTGATAAAGCCCGAACTGACGTTAATGAAGTCGTTATAGGTGTCTGCGGCGGTGTAATAGACCGTCCGTTCCTCGCTAATCCATGTTCTGCCCGAAAAAGTAGCGATTCCAGTGCCACTTTGACTAAATAACGTGCAAGTTACGTTGGCATTGGAGCCGCCCGGGTCGGTAATTGTGATGGTTGGGGCTGCTGTATAGCCGGTTCCAGCCTCCGTAACAAGAATTTGTACGATGGTATTGCCAAGCGTAACGGCCTCACCTGTGGCTTGCACGCCACCCGTTTGGTCGGGTGCGCTAAATGTGACTGTGACGTTGGTGTAGTTGCTTCCACCGTCATTGATTGTGACTGTACCGACAGAGCCTATATCGACAAGATTCGTGCCATCCCATGTTTTGTACCCGTTATTCGGGTCAATGATAAGGATTCGCTCGTTTTTCCACTGCACAATCTGCACATTGGAGTTGGAAAACGTATTGGCTGCGGCTAGGTTGCCAAGGGTATTGTTTTCGATGTTGACGTACTGTGCCGAGCCGTCTTCTTGAAAGGCAAACTGAAACTCGGTGTTGTTAATGTTTGCGGCAGCCATGTAGCTAACCGTGTTGGCAAAGGTTACCCCTGCTTGCGTGTCGGGCGCATTGACGATCTTGACGTTACCAAAGCCAATGGGCTGTGCGTTTTCAAGCCACGCAAACTCACCCTCGCCAATAGCGGTACGGTTATTCGTGACATTGATGCCCTTGAAGTCTTTTGAAACGTAATAAGACTTTTTCTGCTCTAACGCTGCCATTTAGTACCCCGATTGGTAAACGGAGGGCAAGCGCCGTGTGAAGGTGCTGTTTAAGGCTCCAAGTATCTGTTTGGTGTACTCTTGCTTGAATATTTCTGACTCGCCATACGACTGCTCTTGGTACTTTGCACGGCTAGCGGCATAGTACGCCACAGCCTCATAGTAAGGCGACGGTATGTCATCGTCTTCATCGTCCGTACTAACAAGCGCAGTAGGCAAAACAACCGTATCAAGCTCGATTTCGTAGGCTTGATCGGGCTTTGGCCCTATGTAAATCGTCTTGCCGCCATAGATTGAGAAGCCTATAGGACGGCCATTGTAGTTTTGCCAGAAACGCAACTGGGCGTTGAAGTCCGTCCAAGCCATGTAATACATTGGCCAGCGGGAATCGCCCCAATACAGGTTAATGTTAAGCACATCAATCGTATTGTTGCCTTGCGGCAGTGCGCTGTATGCGATGGTTTCTTGTCCTACCGACATGGTGTAGGACTGGATTACTCTCTTACAACCCGTGTCTTGAACCGTGTGACTACGAGCGTCGTTAACGTAATCGGTTATTTCTGCTGTTGTCCAGAAATTCCCATTAACGTCATGCAAAAGTCGTCGGGTTTCGACGATGTAATCGTTTAGCGTAGGCATACATGCTCATAGTTAATGGGCATGGACTTTGGCTGCGCTTTTGCCTTTCGCTTTTGGCTCGGGCATCGGCGCAGCTACTCGCTCCACCACCGGGGCTGACAAGTGGACTTTCTTTGCAGGCTCGGACGAAAATGAAATATCTGCCATGCGCTCTAAAGCACGGGGCAAATCCGTGTTCATTTTCATCCACCCAAGCCTTACAAAATACGGCTCTTTATTGTCAACGCCATAACCAAAAATGTGTTTTGCCGCATCTAAGGAAATTTCTGTTTCTTTGTCTGTTTCGAAAACGTAATCCTTGCCTTCAAACCGACCAGTGACAGGCATACCCTTATTTGTGACAAAAATCATCTTGTTCATAGCGTGACAATATCTCCATACACAAAAATGTCTGCTGTAGCAGCAGCACCTTGCGGAGTTGTTAGTGAGAGATACAGGCTTGTGGCTGTACGGTAATCCGTGTTGCTGGCAAGCGTAAGGTCAAGAAACTTCGTGCCTGCCGACAACGTGCTGTATGCCTGCGAGTTAGCCACAACAGCCGTACCACCTTTGCTGACAGCGGTATAAATACCGCCGACAGCCGTGGTCAGACTAATTGAAGCGTTGGTCGCAACAATACGCCGAATGATGTACTTTGCTGGTGCCGAGAATATGACGATCTGCTGATCGCCAGTGCTATTCATATTGGCACCAATCAATTCGCCAAGCAATATCCCGCCAAACCGATCAGGCAACTGCGCTCCTATACGATTAGCGTCCATATTGCTCCCCCTTAGCTAGCGTAAGTGCTGTTAGCGGCTTGCTCACTGCCTACAACAACGTAGGTTGAGGTCACAAGTTGGTCGCCAAGGTTGCTAAGACGCACGTTGGTACCATCAGAAACAATGAAACCACCAGCGTTATTAGCAAGCACCGTGGCAAAACCAGTGCCAGCAGAGGCGTTGTTAACCTGCACAGCGACGTTTACCGTGGGGTAAACGATGTAAGCGCCTGCGGCCAGAACAACATTGGCAGCATCCGTCAGTCCTTGCGAACCGGCGGTAAAGTACGCTGCCGTGCTGTTGGCGTTAGCGCCAGCAAGAAGAATTTTATTGAGTGCGAGTGACATGGTTATTTCTCCTTAAAGCGTAAGAGAGTTGTAGCCAGTCACCTTCGTCATCGACTTAGGTTTCGTGCTAACCATCTCAGCGATCATAAGCACGGCACCGACGTAGCCGATTTGGAAGTTGGGCAGAGTGGACTCAAACCCAGTGAACGCAAACGATGCCTGCTCATGGATGTACATGGACAGATAGTTGGTGTTCAACAGGTAAAGCGTACCCTCTGGGCAGTAGGGGTCTGGGTAAATAGGTACACCAGCAACCATCAAAGCACGGAAAGCTGCTTGAGGGCCATTGGCATCACCGTCAAAACCTGATCCCGGGGTAATCATGTACTGCTCTTGACCGACGTAATCTTGGGCAAGTAGCGTCCAAGTACCGAAGCCGCACACACCAAACGTGGGCACTTCAGCGCAGTTTTTCACTGTGCCAGAGATGTATTGCAACACGTTTTGACGGGTGGGGTTAACGGAACCAGCCGCATACTCTTTGGACTGCCACCAGCTATAGGTGGAACGATTGATGTTTCCGTAGGTACCAGACGAATCAACCGCTAAAGGCAGGCCAGTAAATTGCTGTGTATCGCTGGTGTTGTTGTACAGCGACGTGGCCATAGCGTCCATCATCACGTTGGTCGCATCGTTCATGCGAGCCTCGATCAAAGGAATAATGGCGTAGTCTTGCTGAACAGCGCCTTCCATACCGAGGAACGGTACGGGAGAAACCAGCAGCTTCAGGTTGAACTCAGCGTTATAAGCGCCTTGTTGCACTGAAGGTTGAGCAAAGGAGCCAGAGTAATCTGACCACTGTGCGTTGACGAACTGCGACCCTTGGACGGGCACCGTCACCGACGACACACCGCCTGAAGCGGTCTGACTGTTGGCGATCAGTGCGGCCATAAGGGGCGTAGAGTTGTAAATCTGCACGACCATTTTCGGGATAAACGCACGCCGAGTAACATAAGTTAACTCGGTGTATTGGTTGCTACCCGAGGCCGGTAAAATTCCACCGCCGATAGGCATAACGATCTCCTAAACTAAAAAGCCCCTAAAACGAAAAACAGAATCCTACAGCCCAATGGGTCGAGGATTCTTCCTAAATTCTGCTAATGCTGCATGTGCTGCGTCACGAGCAGCACCCACGGGATTCTTCATGTAATCCTTTGTGTTGAACTTGCTCATTACCGGCTGAGGAAACTGACTGGGCGTAGGTGCCGTCATCTGCTTCATGTACTGATGGTACTCAGCGGCGGTTTCGTGATTGGCAATGCCTTTTTCAATCATCAATTTCTCGATCTCCTGAATATCATCATCGGAATCGACCAATTGCTTTTGCTTCAAAGACGAACGCCGACGCTCAAGCTCTTCTTTGGCCTCTTTTGCCCGTAACTTGGCTTCCAAGGACTCGACTCGCTTGTTGGCATCGGCTAGCACTTGGTTCGTGCGCTCCTCAATTTCAATTTCTGGGATGGGAACGTCAGGACGAACCTGCTTGGTGAGTTGCAAAAACTGCTTGCGGGTCTTGGGGTCTTCGGCCAATGACTTGGCTAAGGCCGCAAGTTCCGCTTGTGCTTCGACTGATAAGTTTTCTAATGACATACGTTAGCCCCTTTCGTTGAAATTAGATAACCTTCTTGCCGTCACCGGGCTTGCTAAGAGTCATCTTGTTCTTAGGCCCGATCTTGGCTGAGTCCTTTAGACCGCCAAAGGTGGCATAACGGGGAGTGTTAACAATCTGACCGTTCTGCTGCGTGTTGTCGGTAGGACGGCGGGGAGACATGTTGCCCCGAGGTTTGAAAAGTTCCATTTGCTACTCCTATATTGGCATGGGTGGTTGCTGAGTACCGGGTACAGGCGCTTGGGCAATTGCTCTTGCTTCAGGCGTGGCGCCTCCCGCCTGCGGCAAAGTTTGAATCAAGTTCATTATTTCGGCTGGCATCAACTCACGGGTTGACGACTCACGCTCACCGAACTCACGGGTAATGTCGGACACGACTTTTTGCAGGGCCATGCCCTCTTCAGTGTCCATACCGAACTCGGTCAAAGCGTTTTGAAGCATGTCGAGCGCCATCATCACGTTCAGACGGGCTTGCTCCATGTTGCCTTCCTGTGGTTCAGGCGTGGTCATGGGGCTTGACATAGGTGCAGTCATCGCACCTTGCTCACTTGGCGGGGGTGTTTGCTCAGGCATTTGATCTGCCTTAAGCATGTCCATCATTTCCTTGCTTGAAACGGCCATGTGTTCACCTTTAACTATGTTGGGTCGATTGTTCGTTAATAAAAACTATCGTGTCAACCAAAAAAAGGGTGTACAAGTGAATTTCCCCAGTTAAGACTTGCGTGAGGAACGGCCATAACCGCCTCTGGGCATAGGCCCACGTTGGGCTTGACGGGTATAACTGATGCGTCCCATGTCTTTGTTGCCTTGACTAAGCTGACGCTCGGTCATACGGGGTTGATCGCCACCACGGATCATGCCTTGGTTGCCATTTTGTGCCATATCAAGCTCCTTGCGGGGGTGGAAGGGCAGGTGCTGCACCTTCAGGTTGTGGAATGGCCGGTGCCTGCGGTGTTTCGCCCACCATTGCCGTCTGTTTTTTCAAATCTTCGAGCAAAAGCTGCTTCATTGGGGGGTCAAGCATGTCAATAAGGCGCTCTTTGCTAATTGCACCAGCATTAAACAGGTTAAATGCAAGCTCTCGCTGGTCTTCCATGAAGATTGGGCTGTTGGAATGGGCGTCAACCTTGACGTTAAAATCGTGTGTGAACTGTGCGGCAATGAATTTATTACCGTCTTCGTCCACATAAGGCGTGTCGTCGTAGACCATCATCATCTTGAGATAGATCGTGGCCAGCTTTTCGAGGGCCGATTCGACCACCAAAGCACGCTTTTTGGCCCGAGAAGAGCCTAAACGAGCCAGTTGGGAGGCGTGTCCAGCACTGCGAACCCCTGATTCACCCCGTCCTTGCAGCACATTAACGATGCCAGAGGCTTCGGCAAACATGTTGTCGATCTCTGAAATCTCACGGAATATGTCATTGGGTATGTCAGGCATGAACTGCTCGACCCTAGCGTTGGGCATATCGTTGGCCAACAGGCCACCGGCACGGCGCAAAGCAAAAGATTTCTCGTCAAGGATGCCGCCAAAGCCCATAAGGGCGGTGGGTGGGTCAACCTGCTTGTCTAGCAACTGCATGATTTGGGTTGTGCGCTTGTTTCGCATGTCTTGCAAGAAGACAAGGCGCTGCACTTCGGACTGACCCCAGTAGTAGTCGTACTGTGGGTTGGGCGAAATCTGGATAAAGGGCACCTCACCCTTCAAAAACATCTTGCTTGACGGCCTGTCGTAGATCACAACGTCTGGGTCAGCAATGGTTACGCAGACATAGTCTTCAATCTCGTCATCAAATATCCAAAGCTCCCGCATCTTGACGGTTTCTTCGGCAATCTGTGCGACATAACGGTTGACACCCTCAAGGCTAAGGTTGATGTTGCCGTAGATTGTGGGGTTGGTGGCCGAGGTAATGACTCGATCCACGCCGCCTGCGCTTGTCTCGGTCTGTTGCTCAGAGAATGTGATGCGCTGCACCAATTCATCTCTCTTGGGGTGGCTATAGAGGCGTGAGAACAGCTCACTGCGGGTCATGTAATACTCTTGCACCATCGCTTCTTGGCGGTCTGTATAGGGCGTATCTTCACGCAAAACGCCCATAACAGAGGGTTCAACCATGTACGGATGGATGCCATTTCGCCAGATTGGTTTGACAAACGTGGTGGAGTAGCAGAATGACCAGTTCAAAGCCTGCCCAAAGACCTGATCGGCGTTGGAATTGAGCCAATAATCGTAGAGTGCCTTGGTTAAGACGGGCACCATCTTATGAAACTGCTTAGGTTGGCTTGCACCAATGTTGATACTAAACCGAGTGCTGTCGGCAGCGTACATAAAGGCTGACAACTGGTCGATGTGCGGGAAGATTTTGTTGTACTGGGCCGGTGCCTCTTCAGGGCCAGCACCAAAAAGGTAGTAGGAGCGCAGTCCTTCGTAGCCTGCCTTACGGTTTTCCAGTGACACCATGCACTTTTGCATAATGTCGATGTAGAAAAACTCACGTTCCAGCGGATTGTTCGGGATTCTCATTTTTTAATCTGCAAATTCTGATGGTCAGCAATGTAGGAACCGACTTTTGGCCCTGATAGCTTTGCATCTTGTTTAAGCGCCCCGATTCCACTGACATTCTCGCCTGCAACGGGGTTGAGGTTAAACCCAGACAGGTCGCCGGGGCTGCCCCAACGTGGCGCAAACGGGTTGTCAGGCTTCTTGTTGGCAAAGCGTGGCGGTTGGGCTTCGCCCTCTCGCACTGACTTCACATCGCTCATATTAAAGTCCATTGCCAATTGCCTTACCGTTTTATCGCTGCCTTTGGTTCGATCACTCATCGTCCCCGGTGGTTGCAAGAAAACCATCGACACCTCGGTGCATCCATGTGGACAGACCGGCTTTCTCGACTCAAAAAACCCGTGCGCCGGGCATTTATAGTCATGCGTCACGCTCATACTAGCCCCTTTCTTTGTTAGTCATCAAGTCTTGGTTTAGAAAAATCGTATTTATTTCGCAAACCGATAGAAATTTTGAATCCGTCGCCCGTCTTTTCAAGGCTCATGGAGCGCCGGTAGACGGGTTTGGCCTTCGGGTGGTAGCCCACAAAGCGGTTGCCAAGAATGTCGATCCTCGGGCCAGCCTCGCCCCTTTCAAGGGCAAGCAGGGCACGGGATAGTTTGCGTTGGCTGGTTTCTGTAAAGGTGTCCTTACGGTCACGCAGTACGGCCTCAAAGTGCCGGTAGTTCATGCAGGCGAACTCGGCAAACATTTTCATGCTGAAGCCTTTTCTGCGGTTTTTCCGCATGGCATCGCAGCGCCTAATAATCTCTTCTTTGGTTAGCACCGTATCCATGTCTAAAAACCAAGCGCCTTAAGGTAATTCCCGACCTGTCGTTGGACTTGAGCAACTTCGGCACTTTCTGCTTCGTCGGCGATGGCCTTCTGTTCTCGGGTAACTCTGGCGGCAATGAGTCTTGGTTGGACTTGTTCTGCAAAGGCTGCACAGGCCAACGCTGAAGCAATAACCCGATCATCTTTTCCCCTCCCATAGGCGGCAATGGTTCCTTGGTCTCGGACAATCCCTTTCATCTCGTCGAGCAGGTCAATGCTTCTGACCGTACACATGTTGCGTTCAAAGTAGTCTTTGAAGTAGTTAAGCATCCGTTCTTTGCTGCTGTGTGTCGTGACCCATCCAATGCTATTGGACACGTTGCCAAAAGAATCGTTGCGCCGCCACAAATAGTGCTGCATGTTGCCAAGCACGTCATGCAGGTTCTTGCCTTCTTGACCACCCATGCTGGTGGCCTGCCTTTTAAGGTTACGCATCTCGTTAATCACGGCTTGCCCGGGGCCATTGACCTCTAAGTTAAGGGTGGAGTTGCGGTAGGCACCGGCCAGATAGCAAATCACCCATGCAAACTGGTAGGTGTTTAGCTCGGACGTGCAGAACTCGGCCACCTGATCCAGCCCGTCGGCATAGGCTCGGTAGACTTGAATACAGAAACGGTCAGCCCAGTCGCTACTGCCATAGGCAGGGTCGGCACCAATGACGTAATAGCCTTGGGCCACCGGCTCTTCCCAAATAGTCATGGTGGACAGTCTGGCATTGCTTTTAAGTAGCTCAGTGTCTTGAAAGTTGGCACCCATGCTAAAGCGGTAATAGCTTGCATCTAAGCGTTTGGCTTCTTTCATTGAGTCCGTGCATCGAGCCGTACTAAAGAAGCTGCTGCCCGTCATTACAAAGGCGTAATCTTCCGTGGGTGGGAACTCTTGGTACATCAGGCCATCGTCTTTAAGTCCTTCGTGCAGCTTCCAGCGCCACCATGCCATCTGCCTGCTGTTGATCTCAAAGTTGTAAATCTTTTTGATTTCCCGAGTCCATTCCTTTTCTTCGGAACTTAGCTTGCCATCCCAGTAGGTTTTGTAGACGTCACTGTTGGGGTCGGCAGAATAGAGTTGGTTGCGCCACCATCCGCAGAAGATCGCCCTCTGGGTGCGTGCCTTTTTAGCGGTTGTCCACATGTCGTGGAACATATTGAAGCCACGGGCGGTGGATTCAAACATGTAGTAGCGCAAGGGGTTGGTTTCCGCAAGGGAGGCCAGCAGGGACGCTAGACCCTCTTCGTCACCCCAACTGGATGTTTCTGTGCCATGCAAGAAGGTAATGCCCTTACCACGGCCTAGAGTTCCTTTGGATCGTGTGCCTGCAACCTGATAGAACATACGGGAACGGTTCTTTAGAACCATCTGGTTGCGGTTATGGCTCATTAAAGGAATCTTGTATTCCTTGGGCAAGCCATCCATGTACATCTGCAAGGTGCTTCGGAACTGCTCACGGTTTTCCTCGGTGTCTGTGGTTAAGGTGCCTTGCATACCTGGATTAAGAAAATGCCAGTACAAGTCCATCGCCAGACTAATCGTCGTGATACCAAGCTGTCTACCCTTCAGCACAATAAAAAAATGGATGTTGTCTTCTAAGCCCTTGGCCACCTCGTCAATCACATAGGTCTGTGTACCCAGTAGGGTTTGCCCAAGGGTAATCATTCCCTGCTCTTTGGATTCAATCCGCAGGTGTCTGCAGAAGTTGTAGAACTTCTGGGTGTCAAACTTCATTGACTCTTTCTAAGACGCACAGCCCGTGGCAGTTCTTGTACCAATCCTTGATACGCCACGTCTTGTTATCCATCAAGAAGTCTGTAATGGCGTCTTGCAAGCCCTCCTTGGGGCTGCCATCGTCTGCCTCATTCTTGTGCCCCCACGGAGCCTCTACGTCGTGCATGACGATGTACTTGGCCGCCTTTTGGTTATGCAAGGCTAGCTCAATGCTTAACTGACCGTAGGTGTGCAGGGTGTCGATAAATAGCAAATCGCACTCAGGCACTTCCACTTGCCTGCTGTCGGCCTGCACAAAGTCAATCTTAATGTTGCTCTGGTGGGCAAGCTCTTCCAGCTTCGGGTTCTGGCACGGGTTAATGTCCAAGTAGATCATCCAACGATCTGTTGCATGACTTTGCTCAAGACCTGCCAGCAGTGCAAAGGCCGAGCAACCACCCCTGACCCCCATCTCCACCACGGACTGACATTGGCTTGCAAGGCTACGCAAGGTTGGGAAGTGTTCCCACATGTCCGTACACTGCGGCGCAATATGCGGCAAGACCTGATTGGCTGTCACTGTGGCCTCCTGTATTGTTTTTTCAATATTTTCAACGTCTCTTGATAGAGGCCATACCACGGGTCATCCGAGGGCTTCCCCGCATACAGACGCATGGTTTCCTCAATCTGGGGCCAATCCCGCTTGAGCGTGAACTTGGCATACTCCTGAGCCAGCTTGGGTATATCTAAGCCTGACGCCACACCCGTATCCCTTCACCCTCCCTGCGGCATATAAACCGACGGTTCAACTTCTTACTCCATCGGTTATTACTGTTGCACAAGGCCTGCAGGCTCAACCCCTCTACCCAAAAACTCTCACCCACCTGCATCTGCTCATACGGGTAGTTATGCCTCACCTTGGGCTGCGGTAACGGTACATCCTTTTCTACCTTATACATCTAGTCCTCCATACACGATGGTTGAACTATAAACGCAAACTATCCATTAACGCAAAACGGTAGAAAAACGTAAATTCCTTTGGGGCGGGGGCGGTAGTGGGGCACGCAAACCGACAGGCCAAGTCCCATTTGATTTCCCGTCATTGCAAGCCAGATTGATAACGAACTAGGTTGATGCAAGCCTAAGCCTTTAGACGTTGCGTAAAGGGTTTGCGATGGTAGGTTGACCCTAGACTATAACCCCATGTCCCCAAGCCCATAGCGGGGCTAAAAAGGGGCTTCACGGGGGGCGGGTGGTTACCCTATAAAATACATAGCCCCATAATCCTAAGCATAGACATATATGCTTATATAACTAAGGTTACCCATATAGGTAGTACTATAGGCTTAGATTTTAACTATAGCTATATTTTAACTATAGCTAGATTATAACTATAGCTATAGTTTAACTATAGGCTATAGGCTTAGTCAATTCGATAAAAAAAAAGAATCGCTACAGTCTGAAACTTTAGCGTAAACGTGCTACTCTTCTACTTACCTAATCACTAAATAGAAGGGGCTTACCATGCTAGACATTGCACAAACCATTACAGATCGAATCATTGCCGAACTTGAAAAGGGCAGCACGCCATGGGTTAAACCGTGGAAAAACCTGAGATCAACCCCGGGCCACGGCATGCCATATAACCCGGTATCAGGCACCCTTTACCGTGGAATTAACCATTTTTGGCTTTCAATGGCGCAAGGGTCATACTCAAGCCCCTACTGGCTTACATTCAAACAAGCGCAAAGTCTAGGGGCTAGCGTAAAGGCGGGTTCCAAGGGCTTGCCGGTAGTCTACTGGTCAGTAAACAAAAAAGAATCAAAGGATAGTGCCGGGGAAACCGTGACCAGTGCCTATGCTTTCATTAAGCATTATTACGTTTTCAATGTCGAACAATGCGACGATTTAGTCATCCCGGCTATACCCGAGCCACCAAAACCTGACTTTGACGCTAACCCGGCAGTTATGGCCTTAGTCGACAAACTAGGGCTAGAGAATGGGTTAACGCATGGCGGTAATTCGGCGTTTTATAGCCCTAGCCGGGATTTTATTAGCATGCCGCCCATGGCCGCCTTTAATGATGCTGATGGATACCATGCGACTTTATTGCATGAAAGCGTGCATGCTACGGGGCATAAATCTAGGCTTGATCGTGACTTTAGCAAGGCTAAGCGCTTCGGGGATGAAGCCTATGCTTTTGAAGAATTAGTGGCCGAGCTTGGTGCCGCCATGCTCTGTGCCCATACTGGAATTAATGGCCAAATGCAGTCTAATCATGTCGCCTACATTGCAAACTGGCTTAAGGTGCTACGCAACGACAAAAAAGCCATACTAACGGCCGCCGCTAAAGCGCAACAAGCCTTAGACTATTTCACAATGGCCAAGCCAGTAGAAGAAGAACTGGCCGCCTAGCTAGCCCCTAGCGTATAGCCCCTTATCCGGGGGCTATGCGATAAGGGTTAACCTTATCAATCCTAATCTAACCTTTAAGGGGCTAACCATGCTTAAGAAAATAGACACCTACACAGTGCCTGAGTGGGCTTTACCGTATCTGATTTACGGGGAAACCGACGATTTATCAGGCACAGAGGAAAACGAACTAGAACAATTTGTTATGCAATTTGACGATTACGAAGGGCTTGTTTTTGTTGATAAAGGGGAAAGCTACTTTAACTGGACAAATGACGTAAACGGGGTAGCTGGAACCGTCATTGACGTGACGATTTACGGCCATGAAATCGAAGGGGCAAGCCATGTATAAGATCAAAACCTTTAAGAATGGGCATGCATCAATTGAAAGGCTTTTCCCGAGTGGCATGTATTTAGTTCAATGCTATAGGGGCACAGAGCTAGCCGATAAGGTGCGCTGTGATTCCTACCGGGTAGCGTGCGAGTATTTCAGGGCTTTCCAAGCCATAGCGAAAGGGGCTAACCATGCTTAATGCTATTAAGTTTATAGCCGGGGCTATAGTCTTTTACGGTTCTCTATGGGCTTTAATGGTGCTAGGCACTGTAGCCGGGTTCTAATGACTAACCCCGTAAACCCTTTATAAGCCCCGTCAGGGGCTTTTTTCTTATGGGCTAGGGATAACCTACACGCTAGGCTATTGAAGGGCTTATAAGGGCTTATAAGGGGCTTTTAGCTAGGCTTAGGCTTATGGCTAGGCTATGGCCACCATCATCCGACCTATTTCACCCCTATTGCAGCACTGCTGGCCTACCAGCGCCCCTTTGTGGGGGGCTTCTAGGCGTTATGGTCATTTGGTTTCACTGTGGCCAATTGGATACGGCACTGCAGACTGGATAGTACGTTTACCCGTGCGTGCGCCCGTGCCCAAGTTGGATACGGCCCATTGGATAGCCGATTTAGCCCTATTTCGGGATTGATTAACCCTATTTCGGGTTTTATTTTGAATACCGATTGACCCCATTGGCCCATGACCCCTTGACCCATTGGATACGGCCATGTAGTATCTAACCCATCTGGTATGGTGCTGGATACGAAAGGGTTTAAGTATGCGTCTGCCGCCTTCGGGCGGGTCACCATCAGGCGCAGACTTAAGCCCTTTTTTTTCGCCCCCATTCCTGATCGTCAAGGCGCACGTTAGACAAGGGTTTGAATCGACTGCACGCCAAAAAAGACACCTAGCGGATACACCCCCGTATAGGTCTGAGCCTGTCAGCGAGGGACTCAAGTAGTCAGAGGGACACAGGGTGGGACAAGCCTCTGATGAATGAATCGCTGCCTTCGGGTTTGCTAGGTAGGGCCTATTGATGGTGCCCTATCGGGCAGGGATGGTAGGGGCTACCACCCTTGGGGAACCTTTGCCTAAATTTAGGATGTAGCGAGAACACAACAAATAGATTGACAGAGTATAGATGGTGTATTAGTTTAACGATGTATTCCTAATCACTTGGAGGACAATCATGTACGAACTGTTAGACCAGATCAGGCAGCTAGAGATCGAGCTTGCCCAAGCCCTTAATCGTGCCAAAGACTCTGTAGCCTTGCTTGAAGAGGCTGTGCAGAAACTGAAGGACTATAGGCTAGACATTGAGGGGGAGGACAGGGAATGAGCATCGAGGCTATGAAGCAAGCATTGGAGGCGTTGGCTTTAGTTGCAAGCAGCGACGAGTGGCATGGTTGCCAGACTTACGAGGGACAAATAGCTACCTCAGCATATAAAGCACTACGCCAAGCCATCGCAGAGGCAGAGGACGCAGTAGCGGCAGAGCGGGAGGCTTGTGCGAAGGTGTGTGAAGAACGAGAGCGGGCTAACTTGTACGGTGTTAAAGAATGTGCCGAAGCAATCAGAGCAAGGGGTGATGCCAGCGCAGAGGCAGAAAAAATAGTACCTAGTGACTATCCAAATAGTCACCAGCAAGAGCCTGATCACGATATTTATGACGTTTGGGTTGAACAAGGAACCTGTCAACAAAACCGACAGGTTGCAAAAAGTGAACATGACATTTGGATTGCTGCGGCTTGCCTTAAGTCAACTGTGGAGTCTGCTATTAAGGCAGGCGACTGGAAAGTGGACGGAGCCTGTGACCCTACAAGAGATTTAGCCTATCTTGCAGACTGCTTGGCTAATCCAAAGCGTGAATGGGTTAGGCTGACGGATGAGGAAATTGTCGATCTTGCGTGTTCTGTAGACAGCTATAAAGGACTTTGCCAAGCCATCGAAGCCAAACTGAAGGAGAAGAACGCATGAACGACTACGACAAAAGCATACATAGCAACCCAGACGCACAAGCATGGGCTAAGTTCTTTATTGACACATTGGCAGAGCAAAGTTGGCGTGTTGAAGATATTGACGAAGCCTTAATGACTGGATGGTTTGCAAACGCAATGATGGCGATGCACGACCATGTAAAGCGTGAATGGGTTGGGCTGACAAAAGATGAGGTTGATTCTTGGCAGCTTCCAGTCGTCCCTACTGTGTTTCAGTTTGCTCAGTTTGTCGAAGCCAAGCTGAAGGAGAAGAACAATGGCTAAGTGGCTATCAGAACAATGGTGCTCTTGGTTTCATGGTGGCGGGACAATAAAGCGAGACTCATTCGACAGGATTAACTGGCAATGTAATAAGTGTGGGAGATGGGCAGAGCCAGTTGATTCACGGACTGAACAAAGAATTATTGAATCAACAATTAGAGCCAAGCTAGAGGAGAAGAACGCATGAATGAGGAAAAGTTTATGACTTGGCTTCTAGGTGCTTGCATGGGCGCTCTTACCGTTATCGGTGCTAATCGTTTCCTGTCTGACCCGCAGCTAGTTGACATTGAGGCGGTCAGAGCTGAGGAACTCATTAAGATGTACCAGCGAGGCAAGCAAGACGCCTTGAAGACGAATCCTGTCTCGATGGAGCTAGATCACGCATGTCTGACAATTTGGGCAAACAAACAACCGTAAGGTGGCGACTATGCAAGCGTTGCTGTCAACGATTCCACTGGAAACCAAAAACCAAGTATTGCGTCAAGTGCAGAAAGATCATTCTATGACCCCAATTTGTGTGTGCAGCACCAGCAACAAGAAGGGCTTGGAGCTGTTCTTCAAGTCCATGTCCCTTTACCTACCACATGGGGTTCCAATCTACCTTGCAAGCCCCTCTAAGCCCCGTCTAAGCCCTTCCCCGTACAAATGGATACCAAACCATTACGGAACCTTTGGAGAGGCTTACAACGCCTGTATGAAGGAGGCGTTTCTTGATGGCCATGAAGAGGTCATCATAGCCAACGACGACATAGTACTTGACCCGACCAGTTACACGTTGCTACTAGAAGACCGCAAGCAGTTGCAGGCTAAGAATGTAAAGGTAGGCTTCTTGGGTGCTAGAACCAACATGAGTAGCTTGCACATGAACGTGCGTAATAGGCTGACTGAAGACCACTGGAACGGTATGCAGTGGGCGTCTGAGCAGCTAATCATTCAGGTACCTTGGGTAGCACCTATTTGGGCTTCTGTGGGCATTGATGGCTGGCCGGGCTTCCCGCCCTTGAACTGGTACAGCGATAACGTAGCCTGTGATGACATGGCCAAGGACAATTTCATGCACTTTATTAGCCGTAGCTATGTCCACCATGCTTGCTCTCAAACGATTGGCAGAAGCCAAGAAGCCAGTGCTAAGAACCACAAAGATGCAGAGCCGTGGTTAAAACGCAACAGACCACACTTGCATAAACTCTATTTCGGTGTAAACTCGTAAACGTAGTATCTTCCTAATCACATAAAGGGGCTTCAAATGACAGACGCATCACTAGACTTTAGAAACGTCACTCGCATCGAGATTGGCGAATTGTTCCGTAGCGAAGACAAGCTAAACAGCTATCGGGTCATTCGCATCCAAGGCGAACACAAGCAGTGCATCGAGATCACTGTAAACAGCAATGAATACAGTATTCCCGTCATCATAGGGGAGGAATAATCATGTCCGACTTTTCACCAGAAACAAGGGCCAGTGCGATTTGGGCTACCGATGCAGGGCAGATAGCGGCAGGCAAGGCAGGCGAGGTCTACATGCTTAAAACGGGCCAGAAAGAGCCTGAAGACCTTTCCGACAATGAGGCAGTGCAAATGGGCACGCTACTGCAAGAGCCGATTATGCGAGCCGCAGCAGGGCGTTGGGGGCTAGAGTTCAAAGAGGCTGACTATGCTCTACGCCACCCCAAGCATGACTGGATGGCAAGCCATTTTGACTACATTAGTGCAGACGGTAAGACGCTGTACGAGGTCAAGAACCTTGGCTTGCATCAGCGTAAGCATTACGGCGATAACATGTCCGAGCAGGTTTCTGACCGTTACCGTGCCCAATGTATGCACGAGCTTGTTGTCCACCAAGTCGAGCGCATCGAGCTTATCGTTCTTTTTGGGGGGCAAGAGCTGTGCAGGTTCCCTCAAGAAGTAACAGAGCTGGAGCAAGAAGCGCATATCCGAGCAATGGCTGAGTTCTGGGCACAGTGCCAGACCCGTAGCTTCAACCCGCAGACGATGGCTGACGTTGTGAAGGACGTTTACCGGGTAGACGACGGTAGTTCTATCGTTGCCAATGCCAGCATTGAGACAGCCTGTATCCAGTTGCAGCAGTTGAAGGCCAAGATGAAGGAGTTTGAAGAGGCTGAAGATGGGCTTAAGGAGTTCATTCAGTCATGGATGAAGGAAAAGGCCACCGTCACGAGCTTTGATGGTTCAGTGCTTTGCACTTGGAAGACGGCCAAGCCCTCTAAAAGATTCTCTGCCGAGCTTCTCAAGTCAGCCATGCCTGATATTTACAACCAGTTTGTAGTAGAGCAACCCGGAAGCCGTAGGTTCTTGGTCAAGTGAGGTGCAACATGCCACGCAAAGACCCTGAGAAAAAACGTGAGTATGACCGCATGTATCGAGAGCAACATAGAGAGCAAGAACGGCAAAAGGCTTTGGCTCGATACTACGCAAATAGGGAGGAAATAAACGCAAAACGCAATGCCAAGTTGCGCCAACAGCGTGCAGAGTTGCGGCAAGATCAAGAGGCTTATGCCCAATACCTTGAGAAACGTCGCATCGAACATTACAAATGGCGTGCAAACAATCGGGAGCATTGGCTGCAATACTTTCGGCAGTTCATGGCCAAGAAGCGCAATGACCCCGACTGGCTTGAGTCTGAGCGTGAGCGACAGAGGGAGTTAAAGCGGCGAGACAGGCAGGTTTTAAGTGATTCCTACTTGCGTAATCAGGCAGCTAGGCATTACCTGTCTACCGCTAAAAACTTTCCAGAGCAGTTAGTACCCGTAGTTCGTGTAGCACTTCAAATCCGTCGTAAAACCAATCCTAATCTTTTAAGGAGTAGCAAATGAAAAACGCAGAACAAGTCCGTGACCGTCTTTCCCAAATCTTTGATTCACTTGAGTCTGGCGAGATTGACGCCAAGAAAGCCTCAGAGTTTGCAAACCTTGCTGGCAAAATAATTAACTCGGCCAAGGTGCAAGTTGAGTACTACGCACTAAAGAAAGAGCAGCCTACCATTAACTTCCTTGAGTCCTAATCGAAAGGGAAAGCCATGACAAACGTAGTCAACATGAAGCAGGGTGAAGTCCTAGACCCGAAAGTAATTGAGAGCATCGTCATCAATGGCGATTTGAGTAAGCTACAGCCACAGCAGAAAGTGGCGTACTACAACTACAGGTGCAGCCAAGCAGGGCTAGACCCCGCAGCCAAGCCGTT